TTAATATCTTATATATTTACCATAAACATAACCACCATGTGGAGGATAATACACATGCACCCATTCCCCTTCTTTACGATATAAATTAACTTTTGCACCATTAGGTAAAGCACCTAATATTCTACTAGACGTTGATTTCTTTTCTCTAACATTTACACCACTTGGAGTGCATATAGTACCTGTTTTCCCATCTAAATTAATCCACCCACTATTATTATTTGTAGATGATTGACTTGGTGTGCTTACTGTAGCTCCTACTAATCCTTTAACTATAGCATTAACCATATTTTCGGCATTATATCTATTCATATCTCCAGCATTATCACAGAAACAACATTCTATAAGCATAGCTTTAGCTTTTGTATGTTTTAGTACATATAAATTACTACCATCTTTTATCCCTCTATTGGTGTAGCCTAAAGCACAAATATTATTTAAAACCCTAGATGCTTCTGTAAAAGATTTTCCACCATAAGTAAAAACCTCTGTTCCATAAGCATTACCATTATAGCAATTAAAATGTATACTTACATATAAATCTACACCGTTACTATTTGCTGTATTAGTTCTATAACTCAAACTATCATTTAAACTACTACAAGTATCCTTATAACACTTAATAACTGTATGACCTAAAGCTTGTAATTTACTTATTACTTTAGTTCCTACCTCTCTAGTCAAATTAGATTCTGCTTTTATTCCTACTGCTCCATAATCATCTCCGCTTAAAGTATGACCACAATCTACTCCTATTATCATAAAACATTCCTCCTAAGAATTTAATAAAAAAAGAACAGGTTTATTCCTGCTCTTTACTTTCTTTAACTGCTTGCCTAGCTGAACTTTGTCCAAAATAAAATCCTATTATTAATGTAAATACACTTAAAAATTCTGTGCTAGATAAATTCCCCTTTGTACTTAAAATGCAAAATACTATAGTAGTTAATAATGCTATAATCTTTTTTATCTGTAAGAATTGCTCTAAAAATTTCATAATATTATTTTCTTTCATTTAAACACCTCTTTTTATTTAAATATATTGTGTTGAATTGCATAAAAAAAGAAAGCCACTAAAGAGCTTCCCATTAATGTACATAACCATTTTAATATACTTGTTAGATTTCTAATATCTTTACATAAGTTTTTAATATCCGCCTTACTTTCTGCTAATGTTACTTCTATTTTATCTAATCTGTCTCCATGTGAATTTAATCTTTTATCATGTGTATTAAGTTTATCTTTTAATAATTCTTCATTCATTTTGCACCTCCAAAGTTATAAATAAAAAAGAACCTACATAAAGTAAGTTCTTCATCATATTTATATGTTTTTAATTTTCTATTAAAGGCTTTAATTTTGAATATAGCTCTTCTACTTTTGTTATAATTAGAGTCCCTGTTGCTAAAGTTCCGGGTATTTTACCAATAAATGATTTAACCCCATCATATGCCTTCTTTATTTTTATGCTCCTTGGCGTTTTGTTGGTAACCTGTTCCTCTATTGTATCTAGGTCATCTAAGACTGATTCTTTTTCTTCTTTGCCTATCTCTTGAGTCATAACAAATGTTTTTAAATATTTTATAATACTTATTAACTCTTCCTTATCACTTTCATTTACAATATTTACAGAATTAATATTTTCCTTAGCTACATTCATACTTCCATAGTTATTTCCACCTACAGTTTGATTTACGCTAAATTGCGCTTCTTTAATATCCACATTACCACCCCTAAAAAGATTTATAGTCACATTTTCATGTGAATAAACTAATTCATATAATGACCTTAAGTCACTGCCTAATATATCTAATTCGCCTCTGGCTCTTGTATTCTTCTTTATTTTTTTTTTAAGTATTCTTTATATTCTTTATTTACATAAAATACAGGGTATATATTACTATAAGTTACTTTTATATTTTCTCCACAGATATTACAATAAATCTCTTTATCTAGTATATCTTCATATGCATCTACAACTTGTATTGTATTTAAATCCTCTAAACATCTAATTTGATATTTTAAATCTATTTTGCCTTCCTCGCTTAATTTTGATAATTCTATAAGAACTATATCTATAGGTATAGCTAGTTTTCTGCTCACAGTTTGCGGGTAAAATGAATTTATTCTAGATTTTTTAGCTACTTCTTCAACGTAATCTTCTATCTTAGCTGAATTAGCATTAAATTTAGCCATATCTTTTCACTCACTTCCTAAAAATTACAATATTTTATTTCTTATATAAGAAATAACTCTTTCTGTAACAGAGGTTCTAAATACTATACTATTGCTTTTCATTCCCACTTGCATAGTATACTCTGCTCCATTAGGTACTACTGAAAACCTAATATAACTACTATCCTCTATTAAATTATCTTTAAGAATTGTATAAAGCGATTGCTCACTTACATCTTTTTCACTATTATTTCTTATTTTCATTCCAACATTATCAATTCCAGCTAACAGTATAGAACTCAAAGATAACCCCTCGGTATCATAGTCCATATTGCTTAAAGTATCTAATAGTTTTTTAGTATCTTTATCATTAAAATATTCATCAATTGTTTTTACTATAGTTGCTATAGCAATTCCATCCTCCCCTGTTAAATCTATTTCCTCACTTGGAACAGCTTTATACTTTAAATAAAATCCACCTATTAAATCATCTTTAAATTTATTTATGTCATCATTATATTTATTTAAAATTCTAATTGTATCTATAGTTTTTAATCCTAATCTTTTCTCCAAAATTTTATTTATTTTTCTACATCTTTCTTCATTAGTTCTAATTTCTACCCAACAATTGTCTATATCTATATTAATTATTACACTTTTAACTAGTGGTTCTCTTCTTGATTGTATACCATTAGTAATTCTTTTATATCCATCTAAAATAAATACCTTAATAGTATATATATTCTCATTTTTAATTATACTAAATATATCATTTTCTATATTCAAATTTAGTCTTTGTTGTATATCAACATTATAACCTAGTTCTTGTACTTCTAATCTTTTCCTTAATGTTTCTTTCGTAAAATCATTATCATACTTGAATCTAAACCATTTTACAGAAAGTTGTCCAGCTAAGAGCTTTTCTGAAATAATTTCATTAGCTTCCGAATTTCCTTCTAAAATATTAATGTTTTCATATAAATATTCATAATCATCTATCTCATCTGGAGTTTCTAAATCCAATACTTGTTTTATTTTGTTTATATCATCACTTGTTAAATTTAAAAAATCTGCTTGTGTATATAATTTATTTAACATTAATGCTCTCCCCTATAATCCATATATATATATAATTTATTTTATTTTATGCTATAATAATTATAACATTTACCTATAATTTGTAAACAAATTTTTCATATAATTACATACGAGGTAATAATGGAATTATAAAAATAGGCAAAATAAAAACGCCTACTCGATGTCTACTTTGCCTTTATAAATTATTTATTTGTGTCACATTTATAACAGTGCCTATAAAGGGCATTTTTTTATTATATTAATACACTTCTTACATTTCCTTATCACAATTTTAACCTAAATCATAAAAGAAGTTTATATAATAATTATATAAACTTCTTTTATAAATTCCTAAACCTATTATTTAATTATAAAATTAGTACTACTCTTATTTATACACATTTTGAGTTGCTACTGGCTGACCGTCAACGTAATAATGTACTTCTGCTCTTGTCCAATCAGCATATGTTCCAAAAGTAACTCCATATCTGCCTGTTGTAGTTTTATTAACGCTATCCATACTCACTTCTGTATTTCCATTATAAAACATTATTACAATTTTAAAACGATGAGTATCACCATCATATGAATTTATTTCAGTATGAACTTTACCATAATCACGGTTTTCAGTAATACATTTAAAATCTGACTTATTTATACTCCTACTCAAAGTAGTTAAACTTTGTGTATTATTTTGTGTATTATTTGGCATAGTAGATGCAGCCTGTACATTTGTAAAAGCTAAACCAGAAGATAAAATAACTCCACATAAAGTAGTAGCTAGAAACTTAATTTTTTTGTTCACGAAATCATTTCCTTTCATTGAAAAATGTGTAATAAATATTACACTGTAAATGTTAACACTTTAGGAATTAAATGTAAAATTTTAAATTCAATCATATTTTGAATTTATTCACTCAAATCTACTGTTATATCCCAAAACACAGTTAAATGGGTATTTTTTAAATATATTACATAATTTGTAATAACCTTTTATATAGTTAATCAACTTCATAATTTTTATCTATTGTGTAGTAACTTCTTCTTCTTTCTTTTCTTCTATAATACCCACATCTACTAAAACTTCATTTACACATTCTTGTAAATTTAATAATTTAGGTACCTGCTCTACCTTATAAGTATCATTCATTATTAAAGTAACCCATACCTTTACGCATCCACTTTCTTTATTAAATTTAAACATATTTAACACTCTCCTCTTTATTTTATTAATTATTTTAAACATAAAAAATACACCTCTTTATCCTATAGGTGTTATTCCTTGAATTGCTATTAAATTCATTATTTCAGCCATTCCCTGCTGTGTAGATTCTATTTGTTTTCTCAATTCTACATTTTCCTGCTGTAACTTTTCTATTGGGTTTGGTTCTATTTCCCCTAAATTTATTATTTCTTGTTCAATTTCTTCAAATATTTCGTAAAATTTATTACCTTTTGGATTTATTACTTTAAATTTCTTAGCTTTTTCTGTTTCCTCAATGAATTTATCATGTATTTCTTTTTCTACTAAAATATCATTTTCTTCAATTTTGCTTACTTCAGAATCCTTAAAATAAAAAGAATCATCATTAATAGAAAGATAAATCATATTTAAAACCTCCTTAATAACCTATTACTCTCCAGTTTAATTCTATATTAATATTTGTATCTGCATTTATAATATTAGAACACCCTATATTTATACTATTAAGATTATTATAGGAACCGTATCCCCAACACCTTGCATTATTAGTAGTAACAATTACAGGCCCTATTTTATTAGGAAACGCTATTGGTAAAGCTAAACCAGTTATAGTCTTATAGTATACTCCTTTATCTATTTGGTTAGTGCCACCCGCAGGTGTTTTATACACTCCCCATTGTTCTATTTTCCCTCCTGGTAATTTTCTATATCCTGTTGTATTTAAACTTTGTATTGCACCAAATATATTTTTTTCTAATACTTTCCCACCTAAATAACCACACAAGTCACTATCTCTCATGTCATTTATTTGGTTTATTTCCGTAATAGCCTTACCTACTCTTATATCTGCAAGAACTAAATCGAATTGATTTTCTGTTTTTAAACTAGCAGGTGGGGTTGGATTTAATGCTGGTATTCCTTTTATTACTACTGTTTTTATATTCCTTTCAAATTTATCATAGCGTAATGTTAGTCTATCTATTCTATTTAGTTCCCCATGTGCTGTATCTAGCTGTATTATCTCTTCTTCATCATCAAAGCAATAACATCCATATATCATGCACCCACCTTGCTTCATTTTTATTTTCATATTTTCATATGGTACAATTTTAAAACTATCTTCTATAGGTGCTAATCCTGTCCCTATAGCAACATTTAAAGCGTCGCTTATATCACTAGCCAGATATTTTCGGTCACCATTTATACTATTAAAAAAACCAAATTTCTTAATTTTAATCACATCCTTCTTATTTTTTCTAGTATAGTAGGTATCTTATTTCCTAGGGTTGGTACTATTTGCACCTTACCACCTTCGTAAATTTCTGCCACCTCTGTTATTCTTGTATCTACTTGTACATTCCACTTTTTATCCATTACAGTTACTATGTCCCCTAGATCATAGTCTTTTTTATAAATATAGTTATTGCTTATAATTCTTCCTTCAAAGGTTTTAATGTCTTTACATTCAGATAGTTTTTCTTTACCCCTTTGAACTAAAATACTATTATATTCTGTATCGCTTAGAACTTTTTTAGCTCCATCTGTTTCGGATTCTTTTTGTAAGTCTCTAGCATCTACAAATAACTCTCTCCTGTCTAAACCTTTAAAATTATTATTTACTACTATAACTTTTCTTGCAGATCCTTCACCTTCTCCAGCTACTACAGAAGTTGTCCTTAAATTATCAATACTGTCCGTATACTCCTGTTCATAAAGATTATCGTAATCCCTAGAAAATATAACTGGGGAATTAACTTCTTGATTTATACTTCTATCTATACCTTTATATAATTCAAAATAATGTTGTTTTATTTCTAAATCTGTTCTAATTAAAAATCCTATAGAATTTGTTTCACTTAATATTTTAAGTTCTTCCAACAAATTTCCATAGGATTTTTGGTAATCTATTTTTTCTTTAAAATTATTTAAATTGCATAACGCTAATGGCAGTTTTCTTTCTGCCATAGTATCTATACAATTTTTATCTACTATATTTCTTAATATAATTTCTAGCTCTTTATTTGTGTATTGCTCTGTTCCTAGTATTATCCTTCTATCTAAAATAGAAGTAACAAATCTACCATTTATTTTTAAAGTTTCTTCTCCATTACTATTTGTAGATAGATTTCTATATTCTATTATTCCTAATTCCTTGCTATTTTTTATCCATACTAAGTTATCCCTAGCAAGCGTTCTTATAGTACTTTCGGTTATAGGACAATGTAATTCAAATTTACCTGTATCATTATATTTTCTTATCCACTGTAGGGAATTAAATTTATCTATTGTATCTATAAAATTTAATTCTTTATTAAAAACATATATATCTATAGCTTACACCCCCAAATACAGCGGAGTATAAAAAACAGTACACTCCAAATTATTTAGTCCTTTTTCTGCACCATATTTTATTAAATTTATTCCACTTTTAAGTTGTAACCAACTGCTATTTAAGAAATCTAAATACTGGTGTGCTTTCTTACCATTTAGATACACATTTTTATTTCCATACCCTGTTGTAATTTCTAGTACATCTCCACTTTTAAGTGTTCTATTTATTCTTATTAATTCATACGTTTCAATGTCTTGAATGTAAGGTTTTTCTACATCACTATCAGCACGAAATACTACTCTTAAAGGGCATTTTACATCTCCTATATTATCAACTTCTACTATTTGTTTTAATTCTCTATATCCCCATTCTTGTCCTATTCCTTGTCCAAATTCACTTTCAAATTCTATAAAATCTAATTTATCTTCTTTATATTCTTCATATGCCGTTGTAGTTGTACCTTCTTCTAGTTGTACATCATTTAAATTATCATTCTCTGAAAGACTATAAAAACCAATATAATGCTCTCCAATTTGGCTCTTTGTAAAATTTGCTTTTTCTACAAGTCGCACAACTTTTTTATCTGTAGAATATAAAACTATCCAATTTACATTTCCAGATATTCTTAAATCCATATTCTCTTTAATTTTTATCAGCTGGGAGGTACAATAACCTGTGCTAGTAGTATTTACTTTAAAATCATCGCCTATTGTTGCGTACAACCTTCCTCTAGTCGTTTTACTTTTATCAAATAAATTTTTACCTTTACCCGTTGTTGTTTCTAACCAATAATTTGGTTTTTGCTCCGTATGGAAAAGCTCTATACCTGCATTTTCTTGTGCTGGAAACTCTAAATTAGGAATCCATGTTACAAGAGTTGTTTCGTGTTCTTTTAAATCCTGCCAAAATGGATTTGCACATACTAAATCTATCTGAAAAGTCAAAGGTTCATATAGATTTTCACGTTTTTCTTTAAATTTTTCCACTTCATACTCAATATGTCTCTCTACCCCACAGTAATTTACTGTTAGGATTCCTTGTTGTTTAGGATTAAAGAATCTGATAAGTCTTCTTCTCTCTGTCTCAGCATTTTTAATATTATTAAAATCAGCTAAAACAGATATATCTCTAGGCAAAACTCTTTTTTTCTTCGTGTAACCACCATCATATTGAGTATATCCTTCCACAGTTATTTCATAGTCGGAGCTTTCTATTCCTTCTATTTTTATTATTTTATAGCCATCTTCCTTTTCTAGACTTAAAGTTTCGTTGTTACTCCGAAAAGTTGCATATACGAATTTATTACTATCCAAAGGCTAAATCCCTCCCAACTTTTTTAAGAGCTCTTGCATTTTCGGATGGAGTTCTTTCGGGATTTACTATTGTAACATGTTGTGTTATCCCGTTGTCATTATGGTTAGTTATAGTTTTAGTATTGTTTATAGTTTTGCTACCTGCGGTCATTGCTCTTGATGTTCTAGCTTGTTCTTGATATACAGTTGCTTGCATTTTATCAGTAAGTAATTTTAAATTATTATCAATATCCCTCTGTAAATTAGGAGTTTCAATGTCTACCCCTACTCCAATACCTTTTATTATATTTTTACCAACTAAATCCCTCATAAGTCTTGATGGAGAGTGTATATCAAAGAAATCGCAAAAGGCATTTTTTATCTTTCCTGCTGCATTTTTAGCAGCATCTATTACACAACCCATGCCTGGAAGAAAACCAGCGGCAATACCTTTCAATATGTTAATCCCTACCTGTCCCCAATCAACGTTTGAAAAATGATTTTTAATAGCATTAATAATCTCTGGCAATCTACCAACTAAATGACCAATTCCACTTATTAATCCTTTTGCTAAAGCAACTATTAATTTAAATCCTAGAGTTAATATTGACCCTATTAGTGCTAAAATCCCTTGAACAATAGCTAAAATTATTTTGGGCAATTGCCCAACTAAATGAGGTATAGCTTGTATTATTCCCTTTGCCAAAGCTATAAGTATTTTAATTCCTGCACTTATTATCTCAGGCAAATGTGCTATAAGCGTACTAGTTATTTGTTCAATTATCATTGGTAACATATCAATAAGTTGAGGTAAAGCTTGTATTAATCCATTTATTAACGCTAACATTATTGCTATTGCAGCTGATATTATCGCTGGTAAATTTTGAGTTAAAATGTCAACTATAGTTAAAATTATTGTAGGAATCATTTCAATGAGTTGTGGTAGAGCTTGTATTATCCCTTCAATTAAAGTTGTTAAGAGGGTTATACCCAATTGGATAATTTGCGGTAAATTTTCTATGAAGAAAGTAACAATTGTTTGAATTACTTGTGTAATACACTCTACTAGTAATGGCAAATTGTCTACTATGCACTGTATTATTTGTAAAATAGCATTTATAATATTCTCTAATAAAGTAGGTAAGTTTTCTTGTAGTGATGTTATAATCAAATTTATAATTTGTGGAATCATTGCAATTAAGTTTGGTATCATTTGCACTATACCATTTACAACTTGCGTGATTAACTGCACACCTACATTCAAAACTTGAGGTAATAAACTAAAAAATGCTTGTAACAATGAATTTATAATTTGTGGTACTGCTTGTATTAGCATAGGAATAGCGCTTAACATTCCTGTTGCTACACCTTGTAAAAGATTAAGTCCAGCGTTAATAAACTCTGGTATATGACTTATTAAGGTAGTTATAATGTTTACAAGGCTTTGTATTATTTGGGGAATATATGTAGGCGCTATCCTCCCCATAGAATTAAACATATTAGATAATAATGTTGGTATGGTATCAACTAGTCCTGTAAATACATCTATTATGGCTAAATTTAGCGTTGTTAGAGTTTGAACAACTCCACTTGATATAGCTGGAGCGTTAGCTTTTATAGAGTTTAAAAAAGCTAATAAAAGATTTTTGGCTCCGGCTACAATTTTAGGAGCTGCGTTTGCAATATTAGTTACTGCTACAGCTAATACATTTCCTAACTCGGTCACAAATCCGTCTAATCCACCTTTTTCAAATGCTTTTCCCAATTGATTAACCATATCCTTAGAAGTTTTAACAATTTCAGCCATAGGACTATTGACTTCTTTATAAAAACTAATGCCCAAATCAGTAAGACTATGTTTAAGCATTTCTAATTGACTTTCCATTGTAGCGTATCTTGTTTCAGCTTCTTTTGTTAACGCAGTATTTTCATCCCATGCTTTTGTTCCTAATTTTAAGGCATCAGTAAATACACCACTTGCACCACTTGCTCTCAAAAGAGCATCTCTTAATCTAACTTCTTTAATGTCCATGTCATCTAAAACTTTTATAGCACTCGTTCCACTTTCCTGGCATTTTCCTAATCCTTGTATAAAAGCTATAATTGCACCTGCTGCATCTTCCTTAAAAGCTTTTTGAAATTCGCTAGAACTCATTCCAGCAATTTTAGCAAATTGATTTAATCTTTCTCCACCTTTTTCTACTGCTAATTGCATGTCAATCATAACTTTAGAAAAAGCACTTCCACCAGCTTCTGCTTCTATTCCGACGGAACTCAAAGCGCCCGCAAAACTCATAATTTGTGCTTCACTCATTCCAACTTGGTGTCCGGCACCAGCAAGTCGTAACCCCATAGCTGTTATTTCGCTTTCTGTAGTTGCTAAATTGTTTCCTAGCGCAACAATAACACTACCCAATCTATCAAATTGAGTTTGTGGCATCTGTGTAATATTTGCGAGCCTAGCTAAGGCGGTTGCTGCTTCCTCACTAGACATATTTGTAGAATCACCTAGCATTACCATACTTTTAGTAAAACCCTCTATATTCTCTACCTTTATACCTAGTTGTCCTGCTGCCTCAGCAACTCCTGCAATTTCTGAAGCACTTTCGGGCATACTTTTAGCCATATTCCGAATAGCTTTTTCTAATTGTGCAAACTGTTCATCAGTTCCGTCTACTGTTTTTTTAACTCCAGTAAAAGCACTTTCGAAATCTATACCAGCTTTTATTGCAAAAGCACCCATTCCAACAAGGGCAGCACCAGTAGCAGCTATAGCTACACCAGTTGCTTTCATGCCCGTTCTGGCTATGCTATTTAATCTGCCTATTCCTTTTTCAGCACCACTACTATCAATTCTAGTATCTATAACAATGCTACCATCTGCCATATATTTTCCACCTCCCTTTTTACATAAAATAAAAAAAAGACAGGCTCTGGCTCACTACTTTTTATGGTGTGGCTCTTAGCTCTGTTCTTTGATTAATTTCTAATTTAATTATTTTCTTACTTCTTCAATATTAATCACCTCATTAAAAAAGACACTTACATGTGTAAGTGTCTTTTATACTTTAAATTTATATCCGCAACTCTGGCAAATACCAACTGTTCTATTTTTAACTTTGCTATTATATTTTCTACTTGGAACTAATAACCACAAACCCAAAGTACATGTTATCAATATCAATCTTCCTAATCCTACCAGACAACCTTTATTATTAGTTTTAATTTTATCCTGCTCTGATACTATATTTACATTATCACTTCCACATTTAGGACAGTTCATAAACACAACTCCTTCTCTATGCACATATAACGTAATTATACAATACATAAGGAATATATTACAATACTTTACCAATATCGCTACCATTGAGTAAAGTATTTTTTATTTCTCCCTTAACAAAATCAGCTTTCAATAATAACTGATTACACTTATTACATCTTATTTCCTTAATATTAATCAGCTCATTTGGGTCATAAAAAAAGCACCCACGAATGTAAATGCCTTTATTTTTTATAAATATATTATTTAATTATTCTAATTAATTTTGAGAAGTTGCTATTTGAAGCATTGATAATATTCTTTGAGCAATATCACATGAGGCTCTATAAATAAATGAGTCAATCTTGGTAGACGTTGTTATTATGTTTATATATATATTAGGGTTACTCATATCATTTACTACAATCTTTATTTTCATACCACTTATGCTTGATATACTCTTCTTTTTACCAGTAGTTCCACCCACGATTGCACCTACGCCTCCAAATAAAACTCCTCCAGCAGCAGCTCTTCCCAATCCGCCTTTGGTCTCAACTGTTTTCCCATTTTCAATTAGCTCAAAATCTAAAATATCGGAATAATTAACTATTCTGGGATTAAATTTAGGAGATATTAGTATCTGTTTTATATTATCATTAAATTTTATATAACCTTTAACTTCACTAGTTGAAACAAACTCTTGAACTTCTTTGGGATGTCCACCTTCAATTGAAGATTTTTTAAAGTGTCTAGAAGCTACAAACGTTGATATACCAAATATTAATATAATTATGCCAACTGGTGGAAAAGCTATAGTAAAGAATATACCTAATACTATAAAAATTATTCCTACTACTAAATATACTTTAGAATATAATTTATATTGTTTTTTAGAATATGTTGTTCCTGCCTTCATAGCATAACCTCCTTTATGTACTATATAACATAATTATATAGTATAAGAGGAATATATTACAATACTTTGCTAACATCTCCACCATTTAGTAATATGTTATTTATTTCTTCTAATTTATCTTTCTCGTCTTTGGCACTTGGAATCTTATATAGCTCTTGCATTTTCCTATAATAATTTTTCTCTTCCTTATCTTTTATTTTGGATAAATCCATACTTCTATATCCCATTATTTTAACTATCTCATTATCTTCTTTTAAAGCCTTAAACATTGCTTTAAATTTCCACCAATGTAAATACTCTATGTCTTGCAAATCAATTCCGTACTGGTCTAAAAAAGCACTATAAATATAGTCATCGTCAAAATTGAAACTATAAATTTGTGTACTTTTTCCTTTTCCAGTACCTTTAGATTGTATTATATCTTTTCCACACCTATAGAACCATAGCATTTTATCTACAGCTAAATTAATATTAGGTGGTATAACAGGATAATAAAGTTGTAAAGCTTGTATAATCTTATCTTCTTCACTTAGTTTATTATCTTGCATTAAAAGCTCAAAGAGTATGGACACTCTAAAGTTAGAGTTAATCTCATACTCCTCGCCCTCTATTCCAACCGTAGTTGGGACTAGATCTATTAGCATATTCATTATTTTTTCTTTCTTCTTTGAGCCCTGTTAGCTGAATATTTATTAGCTATTTTTTCAACTTCTTCATTTGTTGTATTTACTTGTGTTATAAGTTCATCAAAGGCTTTTAAACAAGTTAGTAGGTTAACTTTATTTCCAAAAACCTTTTTATCTGTACCTTCTCCAAACAGATTATTGAATACTTTGAAAATGGCAGTGCATTGAGTTCTAATACTTTCAGCTACTGTCATACCTTGTACTTTTTCATCTATACCCTCGATACTCTTAATTGCCTTTTCGTAGTTTTCAGCTACTTCCAAATCAAGTATATCTAAATCTTTTAATTCTACTCCATTAATTTTCATTATTTACCCTCCTCAACTTCTGTTTTAGTTGTAAAACCTTCTGTGAATTTTTTGGTAGTTGTATCGAAAGTACCTAATACTGGATCACTTATACCTAAGAAACTACCCTCAATTCCTAATTCTCCATCATTATCTGGAAAAGAATCAATTGATATTGCTACTTTAAATTTTCTAGCCCTAAAACCACTAGTAGCTGCAGGTTTATCCAAATCTACGATTAAATAATCTGTTTCAGTATCGAGACCTGTCAATTGCATTTCCCCAATATTTCTAATATGTTCTATAGCCTTTTCGCTTGCAATCTGATCTGCTGTAAATTCAGTAGCCCACTCATAACCAGTTATAGATTGGCTTGCACTAGATTGATTTATATATCTTTTAGAAGTTGTCTGAGCAGAAGGGCTTTCGTTAAGCTCTGTAAAGCCTGTTCCTAGTAACTCAAATGCACCTGCTACTTCTAAATAATTGGCTTGTATTTTTCTCTTTCTAACTGCCATTTATATCATTCCTTTCTTAATATACTTTAACTTTAATTGTATTTGAAACTGTGCAGTATTCTCTGTTACTGCAAAAGCATAGCCAGTGCTAGTAACTTTAATTTCTAAAGGTTCTAAGTTATTTTCTAACACTGGCAATATATCATTGTTATTATTTTGTTCTATCCAATCAGCAAACTTTTCATAGAACCCCGAGTTGTCAATGTTTTGCAATACGTCTGCTCCATAAGGTTCTCTAGACGTAAAAATAAAAGCATATTGGCGTATACTATCTCCATTTACATATTTTTTTACTATAGGCTCTATTGGGATTTCTTCTATGGAATAAGTATCAGTGTCTGGAGCTAAATAATTTACATTTACCCTTATAGCATTATTAAAGGTATCTAAATGAGGACATTTTCTTATATAATTTCTCAAACTATTTATTATCATTTAGCCTTACCTCCTACAAAATCAGCTATAGTTTGTACTATCTTATCGCCTTTATCTGCAAACATTCTTTTATCCCAATGCTTACCTCTTAAAGCTCCTCTATTGCCACCTTTATTGGTGTAATATTGCTTAGCAGCATATGGAGCATTATAAATTATTTTATCTGTTTTTAATTCCACACTCATGTCCTTAAGTCGCCCTGTAAGAAATGGTACATAGTTATTACATTCTTTAGCCACTTCTTTAGTAAACTTAACCTGTGCTTGCCCATTTTTATTTAAATATCTTTTTAGAAGTATTTTTTCTGTCTTATCTATTTGAATTTTAACTGTAGTTGCCACTATATCCCCTCCACTTCAAAATGGCTGGATAGCTTACTAACAGATTTAACATGTATAACATCATCAAAGTTTTTCTCTAAGTCACCTATTCGATATGGCGAAATTCCTGTCACCTCAAAATCAACTTCACCCTTAACTATTTTATCTCCAACACTAAAAGTAAAATAGTTAGGTCTTTCTTCAGAAGATAACTTTAAAAATCTCTTAGGACTAACATAATTATCTAACTTATCTATAAATATAAGTGTACTATCCGCAAGTAACAAACCTTTATCGCTAACAGTCCCATTCCTTTTACTTTGCCAATTAACACCCTTAATAACTGTTCTTTGGTATTTATCAGTATCACTAGTAAAATCATAGTATCTATTGTAAATAGTGATATCTGAATTCTTAAATAAAACTCCCATGCTACCACATCCTTACGTATGCTGTAGGCAATAAAGCTTTAATATCATCTGTTATACTCCATGCACCAGCACCATTTTCAAAAGCTATACTTTGGTTACCCTCGGACATGGATTTAACTCCTGGAGTTATATTTTCTAACTTAGCAGCATTTTGAATTAATTGATCCACTGCTAAATCATAGTTAGTTAGTATATAATCATCTTCTAAATCTTTATTTAAATAGTTCCTAATAACTAAAACAGCCTTTCTTTGCTCATTAGTCATTTAATCACCTACTTTTTAGTGGATTTATTTTCTTCAACTTCTTTAAATCCTCTATCCTTATATATAACCTCATATGCTTTTTCCGTAGCATATATAGTATTTTTACCATCAGTATATTTTTTCATTTAATCACTCCTCTTATGCTCCAGCTTTTGGTGTTAATAAAGCAAATGCTTTATCTTTTATAGGTAAGAAACCTAATCTCATTGTAGCTTTTATTGCTACCATGTCATTTTCTGCTAAAGATAATGGTTTATTATCTCCCATAGTAACACTTTGTAATGTTGCTTCTTTAAGTATTTCATACTCAATACCTGCTCTCATTCCAACTAACGAATACATCCAATTACCAGCTATTAATTCAGCTTTTGTTTTATCCCAACCTCCATTTCTAACGAACTCTATAGGATTAGAATATAATTCATTCTGTCCTACTCCTGGAACAAATAAGGCATTTCCATTAGCATCTCTTAGTTTTCTTAAAGAATTTTTAAGTCCATAATGTCCAGCAAAACCATTAACGTCTAACCCATCAGCTTCCACAAGTGCCATAACGTCACTTATATCTAAGTCAAGCTTACCAGCTCCATTAGTTTCTAGTGCTATTTTATTACCAACTCCATCAGCAACTCCAAATATATTTTTAGTAAATGGAGAATTAGTACCAAATAAACATGCACTATCTATAGCCTTATAAAAAGCTTCTGCTATCGCTGGTCTCATTTCTCCAAATACATTTATAGTAGTGTCATTCATTTTTTCTTTTGTTACTGGGATTATAACTGCTAATTTCTTAGCTTCCATCTCTGGGAATATCCATTCTGCTTTAGATGTTTGTATTCTTTCAGTTTCACCAACCCAGTAAGCTCCTGGACCATCTGTCATTATAGAAAATTTCTTTTTATCACTCTTCATAGGCTCAACTTTAGATAATCTTAATATGCTAGAACCTCTCGCTACATCTTTCATTATTCCATTCGCCTGTTCTACTGGAACAAAACCTTGTAATTCATCCTTTAAATATGCCATAATTTATACACTCTCCTCTTAATCTCTTTTCACTTGATTGTCTTTTATTACAGATATAAAATCTAAACCACCTTCTGGATCACTTCCTCCACTTGGTGGTGTGTAACTATTATCTTTTAACCTTTCCTTTACTGTAGTTTCTAACCTATCAGTAAATACCTTCTCTAAAGTTTCTAAATTCTTATTTGTAGTTTCTTCATCTTGACCAATAAAATAATCTACCAAATCAGTTGGTAGACCTTTTTCAGTAGCTATTTTAAGAGCTTTATTAGTTAGCTGCTCTTTTATTTTCTCTTTCTTCATATTCTCCATTTCTTGTTTTAATTTCACTAATTCAGTATCCTTTGGATCTTCCTCTGGATACAATTCTTTAATTTTTTCATCTATCAAACTCTGTAAATTATTTTGTTTCCATGTGTCTAATCCCTTAGACAAATGAGTATCTTTTAAACTATCTATAAAAGATTTAAAATCTTTGTCGGTATTTATTTTCTGTTTAAATACCTCTAAACCACCAAACTTAGTTGCCAATTCAGAAGTAGCTAATATTTCATCTACCTCCTTATCATCTTCAATGCCTTTTATTAATTCTAATAAATCTTTTTTTAACATTTTACTTTCCTCCTATCTGTCCCTTTAACCTTAAGACTAAAGACACAATTATTTATAAAATAAAAAGCCTTAGTTTTCTAAGCCTTAAATTTGTGCTAGTATAATTTATATAAAGGGGGTCTTTATATTATGGATAATTTCTTAAATCAATTAAAACCATCTGATTATATCCAAATAATAACTGCTTTAATTAGCTTCATTATCTCAATTGTGTCAATTTTTATTGCTATAGCTAGTTTACGTCAAACAAACAAAATAACTAAAGAAGCTAATAGACCAGATGTTGTAATATATTTACAATGTACTCAAACACAAAATATCCAGCATAAGTATTTAGTAATAAAAAATTTTGGCAAAACTAGTGCTATAATAAAAAATATATGTTGTTCAAGAGAAGTAGACTTTTGTCGCGGACTAAATCCGTTTGAAAATCTTATAAATAACACTTTAGCTCCTGGTCAATCTTTGTGTACTATTTGTGACTTTAAAAATAATGATAATTCTTTTTCTTGTAATATAGACTACAAAAATGGATTAGACAATTATTCAGGAAGTTTCTTACTTAACCCAAGATTTACAAAAGGTCTACTTTATAGTAATAATACTTCTAGTCATTTAAGCACCCTTGAAAAAACTATAATAAACTCCACAGAACAAATCATAAAATCACATTTTTAAACATAATAAAAGCACCTACTATTTTTTACTTAGTAAGTGCTTTTAACTTTGATAACTTTCAAATTTCTTTATTTCTCCATTTTTAATATTTCTTATTAATTTAATTAATCCTTTCATGGCCATGGCATTGCTAATATACTGTGACTCTTTGATTATTTTTGCATCCATTGGATTGTCTAAACTTATCTTTATTTGACCATCTAATTTATCTTCATCAATTCCAAATGAATAAACAACAGAGTTATTATTTTGATTTAATAAATTCATTAAGAGCACCATCTTCTCCACCTCCAGTTTCATTTTCCATAACTGTTACCCAATCATGAAGTTTTGTTGTCCTTTTGTGAGCTTCTGCATTACTTAAATTATACTTCTTTTCCAATATACTTTCAATATATTCATGTTTCAATAATAAAATATCTCTTTCTTTAAAATTACCATCAATCAATCTTTGCCATGCTATTGCCATGTCATAATCTGAGTCAAGTAATCCTCTACTACCATTCCTTAAAATATGTTCATTATAAAAAATATGATTTTTTATTTTGGTTATTGAGTTCTTTGTCCATCCAGTATTTTTTGATATTTTATCTATATCATCTTTATATTCTCTAATTTTTTTATAGTAATCGTCCGAATCTTCTACTCTTTTATCCCACCATTCAATACTTCCTTTTACAAATTTACCTCCACTTTGTATAAACGTGTTTTCATCTTCTATTTCATAAAAACATCTACATAGTGGATGTCTTGGTAATTCTATCTTATCATTAAAATTAAATACTTTATCATGATATTGAGCACAATCACTACATAAGCGCCTGTCTAATATAGCATTATATCTTACTTTCTTAACTCCAGTTTCTTTACAGAATCTATCAAAAGCATTACTAGAGCATCTATTAGCCTCTGTTTCCACAAGTCTTTTAGCATTATAAGCACTTGCATTAAATGTTTTTTCAATGTCTTTCTTAATTTGATTAACATTTATTTTACCATCTAAAAACTGTTTAACTTGTTTATGCAAATGTTCTCCTACCGCTTTTTCATTTTCCCAAACTCTAGTTGAAAAATGTTTGCCATTAAAATTGCTTTCTATAATTTTTCTAACATCTTTTAAATTTGCATTATAAGAGTAAAAATCAAAAGTATTTTTAACTGTATTATTTAATACATCTTTTAATACTCTTTCTTGTGTTGATCCTTGGCTATTTGCAAAACTTAAGATAATATTAGATAATCTTTTATTTTCTTTATTTTTATCTTTATTTTTAATGCTCATAATCCCATCTAAAACAGTATATGTGAGTATAATCATTGCTATGGCCTGCAATAATTCATCCATATTCTGTTTCTGCTCTTTGTAGACTTCCTTTAATTCTTCATTAGCTTCATCATAAAGACCCTGAATAAATTTTTCTTCCTTAGTCATTATTCATCAACTCCAAAATCCATATTATCTAAATCTATTGGATTTTCATCTTTAATTTTTTTAAGCTCATTTTTAGGATTTTCAATAAAACTTAATAGGCTTAATCCAGTTTCAGTAGATAATTTATCTCCAAGCTGACTAATCACTTGAGCTGTCATTAAATCATCTTGTGGGATGTTCGGAGTAAACTTAATTTTTATATCTCTAAAGTCATATTCAATATTTTTAATAACTTTTAAATATATAAATAAAAATTTAAGCCTAGTTTTAATACAATCTGCAATAGATTTTTGATTAAGCTTACATTTTTCTTCTAAAGCTATTAATCTAGCTCTTAAAGCTAAAGAACTTAAATTACTTTGCATTTTCTCATTATGGTTAATATGTGAACTTAGTTGATACATTTTATCTTCCATAGTATTTAAAGTATTTTGAATAAAAGTATCATTAATGTTTTTTATAAGCCATGCAGCAGTACCGTTTTTGTCTTTAATTTGCATTACTCCAAGTTTTTTCATCTTTGGAATATCTTCTTCATCTATAGCTACTCCAGTAAGCACCATATAAGCATTTCTAAAGTCACTAATCTCATTGGATATATCAGATAGATTTGTTTCGTAAGCATCTTGTAAGCCTTTTAAATCCTTATACAAAGTATCGTCTTTGCCTTCTTCGCTCAATTGACATAATGCTACTGGTACTGTTCCAAAAATATGTTTAGTAGGTTCGCTAATTTTCTCAAATTTATCATTGAAGTGATATATAAACTTATCATCATACACATCAATATAAGTTGTATCATCAAATTTAAGCTTATAAGAGTGCATAAAAAAAGATATATTGCCAAAATCATCAATAGCAGCATATCCTTGTGTGGGTGGTATTACTTTACTACAAAATTGTCCTTCTTTATCTACATAATATAATTCATAAGCCAAGCTATATATAAGCATATTTTTAGCTAAATTACTATCGTGTCCTTCACTCCAATGGTCAATATAGTAATCTATATCATTTACTATATTTTCATTTCCACTCTTAGAAATATAATTTACATCATTCCCAACACTGTAACTAACTTCTTCTTTAATAAATTTCTTAATATAGTTAACTGGAGTTTTATTATTTGATCTTTCAGTAACCATCTGATAATTATTAATTGCGTCAGTATTACCTTTATAATATTGGTACATCCTATCATAAGTAATTTTATTATTTTGATATTCCTCGTAAGCTTTTTTAAGTAAATTTATATCTATTCCAATCACCTCCTACAAACCAAATTTTCTTTTATCCAACAAAACTACATTTTCAACTACTTCTATATTTTCAATCCTTATTGAAAATTCAGCAGTTATATCTGGAGCATCATCATGGACTGAATATTTTTGCCCTCTAAAATCCAATACCTGGTCTGTAAACTCGCTATCTTCCTCAGCAAAAATAATTTGTCCCTTATTTATATAAGGTATTAAAGTAGAAATTTTATCATCTTTATTTTTTTTCTGGTGCTCATTTATTATTGTTATATTTCTATTTCTTAGCACTGGATCATCTTTAATCTTATTTTCAATACTAAATGCATCCGCACCATTAAAAGTGTTCTTCTCCATATAAATATGAGTTATATCATCATATTTTTTAAGAAGCTCTATTCCGTGGTCAATATACTTATCAAAATCAGTACGTGCATTAATTTTCGCTAGTTCTGCAAGCCTAGCGTATTTCAAATTATTATCACCCATGGATCCTACTAGAAAAGCACTATAGTCATTTCTTTTACCTCCACCTGAAGCAGGATCCACACAAAGCATTGTCTTTATAAAAGTATGTGTCTCTATTTCTTTTCTTGTTTCAGTTCTTACACCTTTAAACCAATTTTGCCCAATGCTATCAACATCACCCTGGACTTCCTGCTTAAAGCTTGAAGGATTTTCATAATAACTAAGGGCCATGTCTAAGCAATCCCAAAATTCAACCCATAATAATGGGAATTTCATTTCCTCCTGGTGCTGCCAATAAAACTCTTTAGCATCTTCAAGCCTATTTTCATTTTTAAAGTTAAATAAAATAGACTTGAACTTACCCCACAATCCAGTGGTAAAGTACAAGTCTATATCTTCTAACAATACACCTTTTTCTTTCTTAAATTTCCATGTAGGCATTTTTAATAGCCTAGAATAAAAACACTCCTTATGTTGAAGTGTTCCTAATGCAATAAATGTAGTTCCTTTTTTAATTGTTTTACCATTTCTTATAACTGCCTTTTGACTAGCATATTTAACATCATCTGAATACCGCTTCCACTTATTCTCACGTGCCTGTTCTGTTCTAACATCATCTTCACTTTGGTAGTCATCCAAAATAATAAAATCTGGTCTACAATTATCATACTTTCTACCACGCATGGGAGAAGCTGAGGAAATAGCTTCAATAAATGTTTTATTGGTTAACTCTAATTGAGTACTATTACATTTATATCTCTTATCTTTATCATCTAAAATAATTCCAAAAGCTTTTTTAATATGTTCATTTTCTAATAATGTATTTTTAATATCACTTATAAACTTTTCGGCGGTACTTCCAATGTCACTACATATAAGAGTGTATTTCTTATGCTTATGGCAATGTGCCCATATAGTACCGGCAAAAGTACCAAATACAGATTTACCAGTACCACGTGGTAATATTCTTCCTATCTGGTCAGCACCTTCACCAATAATAGCATTTTCTATATCACTCCATATTTCTTTATGGACTTTAGCTATAGGAGCCGCTGCATTATTTTCTTTAGGTAAAAAAGTATCTTGTAAAAAGTACATACAGAAAAACTCCATATTTAATTTTCCCAATTGCCAAGCTAGCCCATGATAGCCAAATAAGTTATTACTATTATTTAAAATAAGTTCTTCAGCCTTTTCTTCTGGATCATCAGCTCCAGCAATAGTAAACTGTTCTGTAAGATATTTAAATAATAAATATCTATTTTGTTGTTCTTCTGTCATGTACTTTATTCTCCTAGATTCTATTATTATAGCTAAGCATATTTATTGTAAAATTCATATGTGAAAGGCCCATATCACGTAAACATTCTTTTACAACATTAGTAACAATCATTTCAGATTTTTTAATATGATACAAATTATAGCAATCAAATTTCAAAACATCTTTACTTGTTATATTCTGTATTTCACCTATAGATGGGTTTAATCGTATCTTATTTAATATATTATAAATTAATTTATTTTTTAATGAATCTTCTATTTCATTAATATCTTCTATGTCAATTACGATTCTCCTAAGCAGGCCCGTATTTTTTTCATTATTCATGTTATATTTATTAATGTTACTATTATTACTAACATTAACAATGTTGTAAAGTGTTCTATCAATATCATCTAATCTTTTGACGATATATTTTAAAGCATCTCCCTCTGAATCATTATTTTCTTCAATTTTACTTAATACTGTTTTTTCCTCTGTTAATCCCTGCAATGCATCATAAATTGGATTATCGATTTCATTACAATCAATTACTTCAATTTTCTCAACATATTCTTTTAATTCATTTTTTAAATCTAATACACCTTGAGAGTCATTTATATAAAATATAGTTCTTTCTGCTACTACATCAAATGGTAAAGAACCACTTCCCTTTTCCATTATTGTTATAACAGGCTTTCTAATTGCATGTCTAAAAGCTAATTCATACATAACATTTGGATTAAGATTTGTTAAATTAGCTATTACAAGATCAGCTTCATATATATTTTTAATAACTTGCTTATTTATAGAACCTGGAGATGGCATTCTATGTGCAACTGTTATTTCATAATTATCACATAAGATAGGCGTTATAGCTGAATCAATAATTCCATTTATATGTCTCCTAATTGTAGACCCATCTTCTCCTATTGGAGTAATTATAAAGCAAGTTTTATTTGCTTTTTTACTTTTTTCTATTGTCACTTAACATCAACCTCCTAAAATATCTTATTTCTACATTTTAGGTGGTTTTCCTTTATAATTGTTGAATTTTTCCTCTAATTATTTTATAAGATCTATGGCCCACACATTATTTAAAATTATCTACTATATTATCTTTATTATCTTTCTTAATTTCCATTATTCACCCCTTATATTTATGCCTATATTGAGATATAATTTAAAGTAAATTTAATATAGACAGGGGGTGTCCATATGGATAGGAAGCTTATAATAAAAGCGATATCCATAACTATGGTGGTTATACTACTGCTAAATTTATTAAAGTTGTAGTAACTACTATAGGGTATGTATCATTAATTTGGTGCATACTGGACACTTAATATAAAACAATTTGACAAAAACACTTGAAAAAATCACCTAGAATTAACCAGGTGATTTTAGTACATATACACATTTAAGTAGGAGGATTTTCACCTCCTTATATTTTAATAATCTTGACTTTTAAAATTTTTATAAAAAATGTAGAACTGGCTAACGAGCCTTTCACACTTCCATATTTTAGAACCACCCCCACTCTGCAACTTCGCTAAAAAATTATTTAACGAAATTGCTAAAACAGCACTAAACCATTGATATTACTTAACTATACGTATTTTTTTAAATTTATTTAATTCATCTTCCAATACATTAGTATCAATATTTTCACTATCATTAGTACTATTATCCTCCACTACACTAGTAGGATTACCATATATTCTATTAAGTAAGTATTGGTTAGCTGCTAGGCTTACACGCTTATCGGACTTATCATTAGCTAAGTCCTTTATGTTATCTATATAAGTAGTTAGATCCTTAAGTATAATCTGGTTGCCTTGGTGTGCAAGCTCTCGCTTACGTCTGTCCAGCTCAGCCTTAACATTATCCTTATTCATCCACGCATATATCGTATTCCTTGTTACATTTAACTTCTTAGCTATATCCGTTATACTATGCCCTTCTATAAGCATTGTAACCATATCACTTTGCTTTACTGTTAGTACATCATAAGCCATACACTTACCTCCTTGGCAACTACACATAAAAAAGACACCTAGCTGTTTACTAAATGTCCCTTGCTTTATTTCCTATGATACTATTATATAACGTTAAAATAACTTAAAATTGTAATCTTTCAATAATATAATACTAAAATAATAATACAATAATACTAAAATAATAATTCAGATATTCTGCTTATTATTCTTCTTCTTACTTTAATACAATTATCCACTGATTGATTAAGCTCCTGCGCTATACTTGTCCAACTCTTTGTTGGCTTACTAAAATATCTTAGCTCAACTAATTTCTTTTCATCCTGTTCTAATAGCTCCATAACTTTATTAATCAATTCTTTTTCATTTATTCTATTTTCTTTTTCTTTCTGTAATAGTTCTAATTCTTTTTGAATATATTCTTCTCTTCTTATGACTTCATTTTCTACTTCTGAATTAAACTTATTTGTTTTACCTGTTTTTTCTCCATATTCTATTGCTTTAAGACTTATATCATTTTTTAATTTTTTTATTTTAATATCTACTAATTCATTCAATATATCTATATCTTTATAGTTATACAAATGATATTCTGTTCTTTTAAATTTATTTTCTTCCAAATTCTCTACCTCCATAATTCAGGTTACCTTTTTGAAGTCTTAAAAAAGGTAACCTTTTTAACATGCCTCAACCTTAGTAATACTAATACTTTAAATATTTTTTATATAGGTTACCTTTTTGTAAAAATAATGTGCCTATCTTTTATATATATAATTTAAAATATATACACGTACGTATATTATTTTTATATTTAGGTAACTTGGTAACTTATATATATATTTATATAAAGAATATAGTAATATCAATACTTTACATAGGTTACCTTTTAAGTTACCTTTGGTTACCTTTATATTTTTTGGGTAACCTGTTTAAATGGGAAAATTTTTGCCTCTTCTCCACCAACTTCTTCATAATCTGGTGGAGCTATTGATTCAACCTTTAAAGCTTGCAACATTTCTTTATCATAAATATCAAATTTTATTGATTTTCCATCTATTTTTATAACTTTTCCTGAAGCTTTAACTAGATACCCAGCTTTTTTAGCTTGTTTTTTAAAATCATTATATTTTAATGGAACTAAATCAGCTCCAACTCTAATAACATGCTCATGTATTTGATTAATTAGTTCCGATGTCTTAATAAAAAGGCCATCGCCCCTACTTTTTACAACATCTTCCCATCCTATAGCTCTTCCATCACTTATCATATGGTCATATAGAATTAACATTCTCTCAACCAGACTACGAACATTTTCAGTATCTTCTAGCACTTCAATTTTAATGTTTTTTATTATATGCTCATAAAAATTATCTAGCTGTTTGAATTTATGTTTATCTAATAATTTATTAAATATCATCATCCCACAAGCAATATTAACTGAAGTGTTTTGAGTCCTATTTTTTAACTCTTTAATATTTTCTTTAGCTTTATTTCTAAGTTCTTGATATTCCTCTACTGACATTTCCAATACAATTTCTATTAAACTTCTTCCTAACTTGTTTAACAATTCTTCATTTTTTATTAACCACTCCATGGCCTCCGTGTTTTTTTCAGTTCTCTCTCTTCTAGAAAGATATATTATACAACTTCTTTCTATAAGGGCCTTTTCTTGGTTTGGATAACTTTCCTCACCTGCTAATATTATTGGCCTACCTAAGTTAAACTCAGTGGTTTTTAAACTTTTATTCCCTTTACTTATAGTAGTTCTATCATATAAATTTCTTAAAGTTTCCGATACGTTGCCTATTTTATACCTATCCATCATGCTTGGCTTAAATTCATCAAATAAGGCTGGATAGTTTCCATCACTCAAATTTTTCATAAGAGCAAAATTACTAATTAATCCAATAGATTTAATATCTTTCTTAGGATAATTAAGTATTGGAGCAATTACATTTTCAAGTATTGTACTTTTACCTGAACCACTCTCCCCAACTATTAAAAGATGATGTAATTTTTGCTTAAGTTCTTGGCACTGATGCACCGCTAAATTATTTATTACAGTTCCAATGATAGAAATTGATTTTTCTGGCCTTGCAAACTTAAAAATATGTTTTATAACTTCCTTCAATTCCTCTGTTGTTATTGGTTCATTTTTTATAACATCAGCATTGTTGCGGCCATCACTTTTTATGTTTTCATTTACTCCTTTTGAAGTTATTGATCCATTATTTTCTATAAAAATTGACTCTCCATTTCTTTCTATAAATTTAACACCACCATAAACTTCTTCATTCTCTAAAGCAAAGTATTTATTTATCCATCCCTTTAATCTATTTAAATCTTCAACTCTTCCACTAAACACAAGATCCATTGTTCCTAAGAAGTTCTTGAACGATTTTACATCATCAAAAACTGAAGCCTTTCCTATTCTTTCAATTGTATTACCTGTTATACTTTTAAAAACTAACTTAATTCCTTCCTCTTCCTCGTCTATAAATTTAATTCTAGTAGCACTAATTAATCTAAAATCTGTAATATACTTTTTAGTTTCAATTACTTCATCTGCTTTTTCTTTAAACATTATTTTATATATTCCACCTATATCCTGCTGCAGCTCATATTTATTTTTTATATCTAAGGATCTCTCAAAGGCATCTAATAAATCTTTTTTATTATGGCCAACCTCTATCCAATCAGTTACATCCTTGTTATCCCCCAAAGATTTCAATCCTGGAAGATTTATAAACTTAAATTCTCTAGCATATTTTTTAAATTCATTATAAACACTCCACTTATATTGCTCTCCAGCTTGTCCAGTATCTCCTATTACATATATTTTCATTCTATTATTTTTTAAAACATCTAATTCTTTACACCCTTTTAAACTTGTGGCCACATAGCCTTTGTTTTTAAACATAGAATTTATTGTGTTAGCATCTTTTTCACCTTCATCTATAATCAATACATCATCATTCTTTATAGCATTTAAAGCATTATATAGGTTATACGGTATTTCTTCTATTCCCCTATTGTTTATAACTTTATTTTCTTCAATCCTATAGTAAGATAAAGTTTTTTCACCATCTGGCTTTAAAAATTTAGCCTTATAATATACAACCTCATTTTTTTCATTTTCAAATTGGAATAATCCAATTAGCTTAAAATCTTTTTTAAATTCTTGCTTAACATCCCATTCAATTCTGCTTAGTATCTTTTCTTTATCTATTTCTCTTTCGCTTTTTTCTACTGATAAACCTAAATACTCCCTAGCTTTTGTGTAATTCAAATTTTTATATTTAATTATAAAGTCAATGGCATCTCCACATTCTGAACAGCCAAAACACTTAAAAAAATCTTTATTGGTGTCTGGATTAAATTTAACCCTTAGGGAAGGTGTTTTTTCTGTATGGAAAGGGCACTTAATGTACCCTTGTTTATTAAATTTTTCTCCTGTTTCATTTTCTATTAGATCTCTTAAGTCTATATCCTGCAATTCCACCTTCTCACCTCCTCCTTTTGTTAAAGTTCTTGTTATTCATTTTCTACTGCTGGACCTATCTCTGTGTTTAACTCTTTTAGATAATTTCTAACACTATAGTAAAGTTTTCTATATATTTCAAAACCAGTGTCTTTTCTATCCACAAATAAAGTGTCATGTAAATATAAATCCTGTATACTGGACAACCTTCCTAAGAAAGCTTTTGGTGTATATAAACTTCTATAATTCCCTTTCTTTATATTTTCCATGCCATTTTTATCCTCTATTATTAAAGAAATCTTGATACCTTTTGTTTTTGCTCTTTGGAACTCTCTTATTAATCTTATGTCATCCCTGGTATCTGTTTTTTCCCCGAGATTATTAGCAAGTTCATCAACGCTATTCTTTCTTTCAACTGCTACTGGAAAATATATATCCCTATAAATCCCCATCTCAGGACACTTAGTAACAATAGCTGTATAATCTCCCTCATCAATTTTCTTTTTCTTATAGGGTACTTTTTTACTATCTAAGTAATCTAGTACATGTTGATTTTTTTGTTCTCTAGTATCATATAAAATCATAAAATTTTCTTTTAAAAGTTTTTTAATTTCTATATCTGTAAACTTATAATACATTCTTATTCCTCCACTCTATTAACACTATCTTCTACCCTAAAGCACCCTTTAGGATATCTTTTTTCTAGCTTGTCCATATTATATTTAGCTATATCTTCTAAACTTATATTTATAGCATCTGCAATTAAATTTATATACCAAAGTGTGTCACCCAATTCATTTATGAGCTTATTATGATTTAACTCATGTCCTTGATATAAATATTTTTTAACTATATCTATAACTTCTCCACTCTCTCCTGTAATTCCCATAACACCATTTATAAGCTGATCTATATTATCTGTATAATCACCTTTAATTTTTAAAGCTTTTTCTTGATATTCTTTAAAATTCAACTATTTTTCCTCCACTTCTTTAAAGCTACAATTGACCTCTATTATTTTAAATATCTTATCTTTTCTTAAACATTTTTTATATTCTCTCGCACCTACTAATATACGAAATTTAACAGCATTCATAACACATAATTCATAATCCAAAAACAAATTATTTGGTATAAAAGAACCATTTTCATTTTCAATTGTATAAAATTTTTGATTTCCCATTTTATTAACCCCAATCAATATACTACTTTATTAATACTCTAGTACAGTCAAGATGTAGAAATACATAGTTTAATTTCTACACCTATTTATTTTTTAAAATTATGGCTTAGTATTTAAACTCCCAATATTTAAGTTTAGTTAATTTTTTAGCTTGTATATAATCTTTTATTCGTACTTTTATTTCTTCTAAAGTTAAAAATTCATTATATATTTTAAATTCTCCCACTTGTACATTTGCATTATATAAAGTTACTTTCAATGCTCTAGTTGGTACTTAGACATATCTATTTTCATGTACGCATTTAATTCCTTCTAATTTATCAATTATTACAGCTACTTCAAAAGTTATATCTTTGTTATAGAAAAACATTTAATCCTCCTAAATTGAAAATCTATTTACTATATTTAGTAATTCCTCCTCAGAAGCTTGATATTCATTAATATACTGATAACCACTCCAATTATCTACTCCACAAGCTTCTAAGGCATCTAGCTTATCCTCAGCTTGTAATAATTCTAAAAATCTTTGTTTACTTATTTGTACCATTTAATATTCCTCCCTTAATAGGTATAGTAGCCTTATTATTTATATATATTATTCTCATTATCATTTTGTTGTACTTGATATTTGTATTACGACTAGTTTTCTTTCTTAAGCCATTCCAATATCCCATCTTTCCATTCACATTTTTCACATTCTTCTGGCTGGTGGTGTGTCCTGTAATACATACAACGATAACACCCTAAACTCTCCCAATCTTCTCTATCCTCATTTACTTGCTTATCAATCCATTCTGCCAATTCTTCATCTGTCATGGCTCTTATTCTTTCTGCATTAGTCATGAACTCACCTCTTCACAATAAATTCATATTCTGTCTTAATCCAAATTTTTATGAATCTAAAACGGGATATCTCCATCATCCACAGGTGTTAATTCTTCCTCGTAGTTAGTAGATGATTCGCTAGATTGATTTTCATTCCTTGATCCTTTATCCTGTAAAAATTCAAAATCTTCTACTACTATATCTGTGCTCCATCTATTGTTACCTTCTTTGTCCACATATTTATTAATTTGTAATCGCCCGCTAAGTCCAAACCTATGTCCTTTTTGAACATAATTTGCTATTGCTTCAGCTCTTTTCCCAAAACACACACAAGGGATAAAATCTGCTTCCTGTTGCTTGGACTTATCAAACTGCGGTCTGTTTACCGCTAATGTAAATTTTGTTACTGCTGTTCCTGTTCCAGGAGCAAAAGTTAACTCTGGATCTTTAGTTAATCTTCCAACAAGTTGTATTTTATTCATCTGTTACACCCCTTTAATTTTAACTTGGTTGTTATTTTCTCCTGGCTCAATATGCTGCTCTAGCAAATAACTTGCTTCCATATCTGCAGTGTGTAAAGCCAACGCCCCTTTACACATATTAAATGAATTACTCATTGCATTCATATTGGCCCAATTCTCACCAGCTGTCCCCATATGCCACCTAATCATTAAAATTTCATTTTTAGTCAATCTTATAAATTGCTGTAGTTTAATTATTGACTTCTCTCCATGCCCTACTGGAAAAGTATCTTCAAACCCATATCCCTCATAACTCTCCCACTTTTGAGTTTTCTCATTCTTTCTATTTTTAGTGCATTTGTGATATAAATTAACTTTGCATATATCGTGAAGCAATGCTGTTATAGCTATAGTATCTGTAGCAAGCCCTAAATCAAATTGTTTATTCTTAGTTTCCAATAAAATGTATACATTTAAGCTATGCTCTGCTAGTCCTCCTTCAAAATTTCCATGATACTTAGTTGAAGCTGGAGCCACAAAGAAATCTGTTTCCTCCAGGTACTTAATAACTTTATCTATACCTTCTCTTCCAGTACTTTTTAAAAGATTAATTATTCTTTCTTTAACCTCAAAAATATCTTTCATTTTTTTCTACTCTCCTAACTTATTTCTAATCCTGGTACTGCAACATAAGTCGGTATACCAGTTAAACTTTCTATCTCTTTTTTAAATTCTTCTGGATTTCCATTATTCTCTGACAAGTGAATTAATGTTATTGTCTTTGTTTTTGATAAATCCCAAGTTTTTAAAGTATCTTTCAATGTTTCTAAACTCATATGAGACTTAAAAGTTCTCATTTGGTATGGCTCTAAGTCCTCCATATATTTCTCAGAATAGTTACATTCAATAAGAATATGGTCCACATTATTGAATTTATATTTTAAGTAATATGTGTCTGTTGCAAACAATATTTTACCTAGCTGTGGGTGCTGTATTAAATATCCTAGATTTTCACATTCTGTCCCATCTGAATCTGTATGTTGACAATTAAAAGCTAGAATTGTGAAATTACCTATTGAAAATTTATCTTTATTTTGAACTATCCTTACTTTTCTATTTGCTTTACAACTGTATTTCTCTGCTACTTCTAATGGTGCATATATCTTTGTTATACTATCTAAAGCTTTTCTAAAGCTTCTACAATGATCTGAATGTTTATGACTTATCAAACACCCTTTAACTCCTTTAATATTGTAATTTAAACCTTTGAGTATATTTCTCCAATCAATCCCACACTCAAGCAGAAGTTTTTCTTCTCCTGCTTGAATAATGTAACAATTTCCTTTTGATCCACTAGCTAATACTTTAATCATTAGTATGGAGTCTCCTCTTCAACATCTTTTGATTCAACTATTTCAGCTTCAACTACTGGAGTTTCTTTTTCTACTACTTCAGTTTCTTCAATATCTATAACCTCTTGATTGGCCTCCTCTTTAATTTCTTCTTTTACTTCATGTTGAACATCAACTATCTTAGATTCATCAACACCTAATTCTTCATTTGAATACATTGCTCCAATTTCTGCTGGGAAAGCTTCTCTTAAAGCTTGTACTAAAGCTACTTTTCTTATCATAGTGCTTGGCATACTCTTCCATGTGCTTTGTTGCTTGTTATATTCCTCTAAGCTTACTTTAGCTACTATTGGACAATTCTTTCCTTCTACCATTACCTCAGCCCAACCACCAAGAAGAGTATCAGTTTTTAATTTAAAGCAACCTTCTAATTCAACTATTTCCTTTTCTCTCATAACAATAACCCCTGCTCTGTGACCTTTATAATTCGGATTTTCCTCTGCTTTTCTCATAAACGCTTCTTTACCAGTAACAATCTGTGCTTCATCCTTAAATTTAACTAAGTAAGCTTCATTTAAGAAAGGATTTAACTTCCTATACTTGCATAAATTCATAAAAACAACTACTTCTCTATTTGTTATCTGTTTATTTCCTTTAGCTAAATAATTTTTAACTATACTTCCTGTTAGTTTTACTTCTTCCTCTCCAACTTGATACACCATTTCTTTCTCTAATAGTGCTACTGCACTGTTTTTATTTTCTGCCATTTATATTTCCTCCACTTCTTAAATTTTTATAAATTTAACTATTTATTTTTCTCTAACTGTTTTCCGATTTTTTTAGCTTCTTCTAAAATATCTATTTGATTTTCTATTTTTAATTTTTTATCTTTTGATACAATTAGATTAATTATTTGGCTATCCACATCAATAATTTTGTTAGTTGATTCTCTATTATCAATAAATATTGGAGCATTGATATCATAGTGATTACACAAAGTATTTATAATATCTAATCCTGCATTAATTTTGGCAGCACTATTTAAATTACTGCTGTATGGCACCCCGTTTATACAAGGCTCGCATGTCTCCTCTAAGCCGCCATTAATTTGATTTTTAAACATTTTAAATTTTACATACTTAAATTTAGAATTTACCTTCTCTTCTAATAGCTCTACTTTAGTTCTTATAAACTCTTCTGAAAGAATTTCTAACCCTTCAAGCTCTGCTATCTTTTCACTTAGTCTTATTTCTTCCTCTTCAAGATCCTTTATTCTTTCTTTAGCCTTTTCATTTACTTCTTTATGTGCTAGTTGCTTGTCCAATTCTCTAAGTTGCTCTTGTAATTTTTCCTTCTTATTGTTTAATTCTGCAGTATCTTCTTTCTTATAAGACTGAATTTGACTTTCAAGACTATAAATTTCTTGTTTTATATATTTAATTTCTTCTGGATCCTCTATTTCTGTTTTAAAACTATTTAATTTGCCTTGAAGTGTCTCCAAAGATTTTTTAGTTGCTGCTAACATATTTTCTTCATCTTCTATTTTTTTATTTAAACTCTCATTTTTACTTTTTAATTCTTCTATCTTAGCCGCAGTAGATTTACCTTCTGCTATATTTTCCTTTAGCTTTTTAGCTTTATTGGAATTAAAATTACCGTCTAATTCTTCCCTTTTAGCTTCAATATCACTTGTTTCAAATTTTCTTTTACAGGTTGGACATATACAAGTTGCTTCATCAAACACAAATTTAGAATTTTTAATCTCCTTATATGCATTTAATAAGTTATTTCTTTTTAAAAGTGTATTATCTATATTATCCTGATTTCTTTTTACTTCTTTCTCAAATTCATTTATGTTCATATTCAAATGTCTTATGTTTATCTCTGTACTTCTTATCTTTCCTTCAACTTCCATTTTGGGCTTATTTACATTTGCCTTAAACTTATATTCAGCCTCTGTTAACTCTTGTTTCTTCTCTATTAGTGCCGCCTTTAGCTTAAATAATCCTTCATTGGCTTTACTTTTATCCTGGAGTTGCTCATCTATATTTTTAATACCTGCAATTATTCCTCTTCTTTGTATATCAAGTCCATCAAAATCAAATTCTTGAATACTATTGCTTACCTCATCTATTCTTGAAGGTATCTGCATCCTGTCTTTTTTTAGTTGATTTATTTTACTTCTATTGGCTTTCATAAAGTCATTTAAAGATTTGTCCTCCAAATGCATTTTTAGTGGCTCTAAGTCCTTTTTGGAATCAAGTACAACCTTGTTATCTAAATCTCCCACAATCTCTGTTATAATAGCTCTCTTGTCCTTCCAAGGTAGACTTGGAAAATATGAAGGATTAGTTATTAATTTAAATAATTTTTCATCCAGTAACCCTGATATAAAATTTTTATATTCTGTAACTTTTTTAGGTACTTCATTTACATAATACTTTGATTCATAACCTTTGAATTCTGTCTTTGCAGTACCTCTTACTTTATTGTATTTTTCTTTATAAACTCTCTTTAAGACTACTTCCTTGCCATCAATGTCTAGTATTGCCTCGATAACTGTTTCTAAGTTATGAATTGAGTTATTGTTTTCATCTAATGGCTGTACATCAAACTTAGTTGAATCCTTACTATCTTTATCAAATAACAAAAATGTAAATGAATCCTGAATAGTAGTTTTCCCTGTTCCATTTTCCCCAAATATGTTTGTTACCTTACCAAAATCTATAGTTAAATTTTTTATGCCCTTAAAGTTTTTCAGGCTCAAATTTTTTAAAAAAATTGAATTTACCATTATTATTTCCTCCCTTTAAGTTCTCTATTGTATTTTCTTAATTGTTCTATCTTTGCATTATTACAATTAATACGTTTTTCTAATTGTTTGTTAATTATTTTTAAGGTCAAAATATCTCTTTCATGGAGTTTTATATACTGATTATTACTTTTCACTTTATTCCCTCCATGCTTTCCAATTCATCTAATATTCCCAATCTGCTTTTTAAATTTTTATTTTCAAATTCAAGCCCCTTTATTCTTTCAAATTGTTTTCTTATAACTTCATTATTATCTTCACAAGTTTCTTCAAGCTCTTTTATATACTTTTTAAACCTGGTTGTTTCTTTATTACAGTTTAAAACTAGGTTTATAGGTTTCTCTTCTTTTAGATCTGCTATAAAATCTAATAAATTATTTAAATCTATAATAAATCTTTCGTTAGCATCTTTTAAAAAAGTTCCATCTGGATATTCTTTTCCCATGTATACATTTGTTAAAGCTGTTATATAAGCTGTAATTGTTTGTTTCATCTTTACAAATCCTCCAATCTCATTTAAAATTTAAGTAACGTATTTTAACTTAATTGTTTGGCTCCTGGCAGGGAGCTTTTTTTTCTTTTTAAAAGTGTTTACCAAATTGCATACCGTGCTTTTGTCTAAACAGAAAATTTCAGCTATTTCTTTAAATTTAAAACCCATTTCTCTAAACTTAACCATATCCTCTACATCTTCTTTGGGTCTTTTGTTTCTAAATAATGTTCCTTTGTCGTACAATTCTGCCGCTTGCTCCATAGTGCATGGTTGCTCTCTTAGGATTGTTATTAATAAGATGCACCAGTTTTTATCCACTTTTTAATCCTCCTTCCTATACGCATCTTTTAAAAATATTTGCACTTCTTATTGCAATATCCAACACATAACTTAAGCTTGTACATTTTTTAAAACTAATCCTATTAAACTTAATATCATCCGTTACTATTTCCATTACTACTCCAAACTCTGCTTTTGTTAGATTGATTCCCCTTTCTTCTAGTAATTTTTTTAACATTTCTATTTCTCCATTTCTATAATTTTTTTCCTCTTATAAAATTTATAAATTCATTGTCTTAAGTAATTCTGGTAATGCATTATTTATACAATTTTTTAATGTTTCATATTTAAACTTCCATTCTTCTGATTCTTTTTCTAATCTTCTTTCCCTAGGAGTTTTAATATCATATTTATTAAATAAAGTTTCCTTTTCCATCTCCTCTATTACTGCTAATGGGAATCTATTTTTATTTGTTTTTAAGTGAGGTAACTTGCCTGCATTATTGTCTTCATAAATTTTTGTTAAACATGTTTGCCATCTTTCGGCTAATTGTTTAGGTGTTAACACTGTCGGCTCCATTTAATTCATCCCCCTTCTAATTACAACCAATTTCAAATAAAGATATTTGATTTGTTGTTCTATCTGCTTTTATAACTCTTATACTTTCATCAATTATATTTAATGAATCTCTTAATACTTCAATAGGTATATCTTCCCATTTAGTAGCATTTAATTTTATAAGTACCCTTTGTTTAACTAACTCATACTCTTCATTTGCTTTGCTTATTCCCAATCTTTTTTTAATATATTGACTTATATTATATTTTTCAAAACTTGAAGGTCTATAATATCCTGAACACTTTTCTTCTATTTCTAAAATCTTTTGAGATACTATATCATCTATCAATGTTGTTATTTCTGCTTTGATAGAATTTACTACTTTATTGTTATTGATATAGTTCTCCATTTGTTCAAATCTGTCCATATACTTATCAGTAAACAAATTACCTTTTGTTCCTGTTGTCTTATGTGCCAAAAATTCACAACCTCTTTTAGTTATTTGAAAATTTCTATTTGATTTTCCACTAGCATCTTTGTATTTGGTTTCTACCCAATATTTACTTACCCCAATTTTGGTGTCAGTAAAATCCTTGTTAATTCCATCTATTTTCCTTATTAATTTGTCATGTTTTAATTCCATCATTTCTGCAACTTCTCTACTATCCAATGTTGGTTTTTCAATTATTAAGTGTTTCATACTGTTCCTCCTTTTTAATCAATTCATTAACTGGAATTTTTAATGCCTTAGAAATCGATATCAAATCCTCCACTTTCAGTTCTCTTTTGCCATTTTCAATTTTAGAAATTTGTGATTGATTTAAGGTCTTGGTTAGTTTCGCTAATTTATACTGAGATATTTTAAATTCATTCCTAATTTTTTTAATTCTATTTCCTACTTTCACAATCTCACCTCAATTCTATTTTCGAATTAATTACATTATAGAATTAACATCCCCTTTCTTCAAGTCTAAAATAGAATTAATATTTAGAAATAACTCTTATTTACTTTGTTTTCCTTTAAAATGCTTGACATAATTCTAAAATTGAATTATTCTAAAATAGAATTATGTATTATTTAAAGTTCTGTTATTGAAAGGAGATTGAAATGAAACCTTATGAGAAATTAAAACAAATAAGAACTAACAAAAATATAACTACTTATGAATTATCCGAATTAACTGGAATCCCTCAATCAACAATAAGTAAAATGGAAAATGGGAAAAGAAAAATTGAAACTGAATCTTTGCAAAAACTTGCTGTGGCTCTTGGAGTATCAGTAAATGAATTCTTTGTCGAAGAGGATAATTGTAATAATACAACTAGTGAAAAATATATAGATAAAGATATTCGTAGAATAGAAAGAGCACGAAACAAAATGGCTCCAAAAGATAAAGAAAAAATGATGAAAATATTAGAAGCTTCTTTTGAGGACTATTTTGATGATGAAGACTAGGTATAAATTTATAAAAGACACAATAAATAATTTATTTATAAAACTTAGTATAAACTCATATCCAATCGAGCTTATGAATATTTTTTCTAAAATTAAAAACTGTAGAGTTGTTTCTTATAGCAAACATATGAACAAATATAATTTAACAGAGGCTGAAGTAATTGAACATTTTGGCTCTGATGAAGGTTGTACTATATATAACTTTGAAAAAGATAGATATTTGGTCTTTTACAATGATTTAAATATCTATTATAAAAAACCTGCGAGGAGACGATGGACATTAGCTCATGAGCTAGGTCATGTTCTTTTATGTCATCATACCATAAGCAATAAAACTAAAATTTTTAGAAATAAGCTAACAGATGCTGAATATGTTTGGATGGAAGCTGAGGCAAATAGATTTGCTTCTTTATTATTGGCTAATCCTTTAATTTTACACAAACTAAATATTAAAACTAATTTAGATATAGTAAAAATTTGTAGATTATCAGAAGAAGCATCTATTTATAGATACAAAGAATATCTAAAGTGGAAAAAGTACCAATATATAAATTCTTCTGATATAAAGATACTTTTTCAATTTCACGATTTTATTTATAAAAAAACTTGCTTGGATTGTGGATATGGATTTGTTTCAGAAACTGCAAAACATTGTCCTATATGCGGAAAAATCTTAATAAGAGGAGATGGAAATATGATTTACAATGATGGTTTTAAATTAGATAGTAATGGTAAAGCTTTAAAATGTCCTAGCTGTGAAAATGAGCAATTCGTCACTGATGGAGTCTATTGTAGAATATGTGGCACTTATTTAATAAATAAATGCACTAATAATGATGGAATTTGGGAGCAAAACGAGCATGGATATAATATTAAAATTAAAGATGAATGTGGAATGATATCTCCCGGTAATGCTAGATTTTGTGAAAATTGTGGTGAGCCTACTACTTTTTATACTCAAGGATTATTAAAAGATTGGAAAACTAATAAAACTTTGGAGGAAATGAATAATGAAACTAGTGAACAAGTAGCTGCTGCTATTAATGAAGATGATATCGCTTTTTAATATTATATTTGATGAAATAAAAATGTTCGAAATGACCATCAAACAAATTGCTAGTTATATTGAAGTTCCGGCTAGAGCTTTAAAACAACTAGTTAATTTATAAATATTTTCAGAACATATGTTTTGAAAGGAGAGTAATTAAATGGATTATAATATAACATTTAGAAGAAAAAATAAGGGTTGGCAATTTATAATTAGCTATAAATTTAACGGGAAGTGGAAGCAAAAAAGTAAACAAGGATTTAAATCTCAAAAAGAAGCTAAGCCTGTAGCAGAAGCTATGTTAGAAGATCTAAAACAGGAAATTGAAAATCAAAAACATTTAAACATTGAATATATGGGTATTACTTTAAAAAAATTCTCTCAAATATATTTAGAACATGAATCATTATATAGAGAAAAGAATACAATTGAAATGAAAGAATATTCCCTAAAGAAATTTAAAATATTAAATGATATGTTATTAAAAGATATAAGTAATTTAGATATTCAAAAATGTGTTGATGTTATGATTAAAGATGGTTTGAGTAAACAAACGATTAAAAATTATTTAAGTATGCTTAAAGCAATGTTTAATTCTGCTATAAATCAATTTAATATTATAACTTCTAATCCTGTAAGTAATATTAAATTACCAGAAGATAAAGGTTTGAAAGAGAAAAAAGCCTTAACACAAGCTCAATTTCAACATTTATTAGATAACATTAAGGATTGTAAGTTAAATTTAATAACCCTCTTAGCTGGCTCCTGTGGGCTTAGAATTGGTGAAATACTTGGTCTAAAATGGAGTGATATTGATGAAATTAATTTAACTATATCTATTAAAAGACAATTAAAAAGAGTTGGAGATAAAAATAAACATGGAATTGGTAGTTTAAAAACTAAAAACTCATACAGAACAATTCCACTTTCAGAGAATGTTTATAAAAAATTAAAGAATTATAAAAACACCTATCCATTAAATTTTGATGATAGATTATTCAATTTTACAAATACATCTTCAATGGCAAGTAGATTATCTGAATTGTATCTTGAATCAGGTTATGATATAAGTATTCATGAGTTAAGGCATACATATGCTACCACTTTGATTGCAAACGGAGTTGATTTTAAAACAGTCGCTAAATTAATGGGGCACTCTGTGGAACAAACAATAAGAACATATAGTCATGTGACAGATGAAATGATGAAAAAAGCCACACAAACTATACGTTCTATTTTTTAA